ACACCTCGTACAGTGTGTAGGCGCGACATGCGATCTGACGATCGGTAGAAAATTAGGGGCATTAATGTTGCTCTGCTTGACTCAGTATACCGTAGGATACCCAGTACGCCAAACAACAAAATTCTTAAAGGCTTGGCCAGTGTTGGTAACACTCGCTGCAAGTCTACAAAAATTTTGACCCCCGCCGCAAGGCAGGAACCATCATATTTGGTCCGGCATGCGAAAGCATTAGCACAAGTATATTCTAAATTACTTAGATTACATCGTATTAAGCTCAGCCATCTAGAAGAAAAGTTATACCAACATTACATTAGTAAACTTGGAGATCTAGACGAAGTCGACATTGTAGGTGCCATTAAGTGTAGTATAGCAACATTCGTTGCAAGACGTTTTAGGCAAAAAGAGATGCCAGAAAAAAAGAAAGGTTTATTTCATCTTTTCCCGAAAGTACTTAAACAAATTATAAATGTGAAAACAAATATAAGTCGTTCACGTATGACGGATAAGAAGAAAGCCATTCGATTTATTTGGTCAATCGCTCAAGCTAAAAGAGGTTGTGCAGATGTACATGAATTGAACTGTAAACAACAACTAGAGTCATTCGAAAAAATGATCTTTAGTGGTGGTGAATCGTCCGAAACTGTACAGAATGAACTATTTGAACTTGGTAAAAAATTCGGTAAGATCGTAAATCAAATTTATGATCCGACAGTATTTAGTTATCCAGGTTCATCAGCAACACTTGAATGTTCACGTAAAAAAGGTGGAACGAAAGCATATATAAAAGAAAAAATGCTTGACAAAAATTTTAGAGAAGAACCGTTTTGTATTTTAATACACGGTGAACCAGGTGTTGGTAAAACAACGTTTAACAAACAAATAGTTCAACACTTCGCTGAAAGATTGGGATTACCTGATGATTGTGTATACACTAGAACATGTAACACAGATCATTGGGATGGATACCATGGTCAATATTTTACAATTATAGATGATTTCGGACAGAACCTCGAATACAAAGATGTTATTGAAATGATTACACTCGTTTCTCAAAATCATTATGTTTTACCAATGGCAAAATTAAATGAAAAAGGGATGAAATTTTCATCGAAAGTAATAATCTTGAACACGAACCACAAAGTAAACCTAACTTTTAATTTTGGTAACTCTGTTGAAACAACTGTTTTCAATAAAGAGGCTCTTTATAGACGATTCAATGCTAGTATTCATATTAAAGCGAGACGAGAAAATAATTTCTCTATTACTTATAATAAGAATGGTCTAGATTGGATTGTTCACATGCGAACTGGCAAATTTAGTCAACTATCTCCGGAAGAGACAATTTCTCGTTCTGAACTCAGTAAGCGCTTATTTAGTGATTATTTAGATCACTCAGGTAAGTGGATGCTTGAGGGAGGTGTCTCAGATTGTTATTCACAATTTGGACACATCCTTAAGAAGGAGAGAATGTCTCATTGGGTCTCAACCACAGAGTATCCAGAGGATTATATAGTTACACCTGTAGCACTCAAAGAACCATTGAAGGTTCGAGTAATTACTAAGGGTCCAGGTACACACGCAGTTCTCGGCAGCTTCCAAAAAGCATTATGGAAATCCTTAACAATCTTTGAGCCAGAAGTTTTTGCTTTAACTCATGGAAAGTTAGTTCAGGATCTCGACACTTCTTTAGAAGATGGAGAGAAATATATGTCAATTGATTATACATCATCAACTGATTGTATATACCAAGACTGCTCAGAAAGTTTACTCAGAGGCATACTAGAATCAATAAGTCACGTACCTACTAAGAGGTATGCACTAAAAGGTTTAAAGGCTATCGTCAACGGAAGACAAGCAACTAGAGGACAAATGATGGGATGGAGAATATCCTTTCCATTACTTTGTCTCATAAATTACTATATCGTAAAGAAGAGTGGTTTCCGAAAATTTTATATTAACGGAGACGACGCTCTTGCAATTGGAAACGATGAAAACATTAAAATCTTCAATGCAACTCATCAACAGGTTGGTTTTGAAAAGTCGATAGGTAAGAACTTCATTTCAGAAGTATTCGGTACAATTAACAGTCAAATAGTAGTAAAAGGGAAATATCTTCCTTATTACAACCTATTAGTTGCTAAACGTAGTGATACATATCAAACTTTTGGAGAAGCTCAAAAAGCATTTAATATTCCATATATTATTCGTGAGAATAAAGAATGGCTTAAACAAACACCATTAAGCTTATTCGTCGCGAAAACACATGGAGGTATCGGTTATAAGAACTTAAAAGAAAGAAAGATTGATCGAAAGATCTATGCAATCAATTATTATAAGAATCTTAATAAACCACATGTAACACCTAGAGGAAAGTTTTTCAAACATCCAGAAGGGAAGCAAATGGCATTAGATACGTATGAGAATTTTCTTGAGGAACAAGAACCGGTTGAAAAGTCGGAATTAAATAACAGAATGTTCATCAAACTTTGGAAACGATTTAAAAATCGTCCTGGAGTTCGTGAATTTGTAAAGCAGGGAAAGTTGTTCACTGCTCCTACACTGTCATTTGGATTTCTTCCAAGTCAAGTGGAACTTAATCTGAAGGACTTCGTAAAGAAGAATCATAGTCATGTTAATAAATTCAAATACCAGATTACCACGAAGGACCAAATAAATGGTTTGCTTAAAGTCAGGAGAATGATACGTCCTGACACCAAGGGTCATGGTGCAGAAATCCGCGCTGTCTAACCAAGTGACAGCTCTCACACGGTGTGAGATGCGGCTTAGCTGAAGCTTAATTGCTGCTAGTTAGGTACTTAAACGCATTAACGAGGTTCGACTCCTCCCCGAGT